GTGTCGGCCTTGATGACGAGGTTCTTGCCCGTGAATGATGTGATGACAGTGCCAGTCTCTGCATCCCGCACCTGATAGGCAGGCTGTTGCACGCTTTGATGTGTAGTGACGCTATCGACCGGTTGTCGGTTGAAATACCACAGCGATTCACCATTCGCGAGGGTGGCATCAGACGTCCCTTCGCGGGGATAGTTGGCGAACTTCGTCCGGCTCTCAGCTACCTGCGGGATCAGCGCGATGATCGCGTTTTTGATCGCTGTCGAGGTGTTCATCGGCTTCGTCTGAGCGACAAACGTCTGGTAATCGTCAGGCGGCAGGAACGTGTCGAGTTCCTTTCCCGACAGGCCCATCGTCTGGATCCTTCCGGTGATGGCGCTGCCGCTCGCCTGCTCGACGAACTCCGGGCGCCCGTCAGCAGGAGACAGGCGGCGGCGGGTGTATTTGATGACGACCTGCGAAGGCTTCAGATCCGGCCTGCTGGTCAGATCAAAGTCAACGAGCGGCGCAGTCCCGACGGCATAGGTCTGGGCCGACATCCCGGAGCGACGGGACAGGTTGAAAATCGGATCAGCTCCTCCGCTGTAGTCGAACCAGCCGATTGAGTCCGGCACCCACCGCATGAGTTCCGCCAGGACGTCCGCGCAGGTCATCATGCTGAGTTGCAGCTTCGGGATCGTGAATGTGCTGGCGATGGTTCCAACCACAAGCGGAGCGCCTAGCGCGATGGCACGAGCAAGCAGTGCCTCGATGTTGGCCTTCACCGTCGCTTCGTTGAAGATGATCGTCGGGCGATCCTGCGTGTTCGTGCCGCTGCTCACGCTGCTGGTGATGTCGATCTTCCGCAGGAACTGCCACGGTCCCTCGACGACGACCTGCACGCCGAAGTTCGTCGCTCGTGCTTGCGTCACCCACCCGCGGAACTGGCGGCTTGCAGGGAATGCGCCGATGGCTGGGATCCACAGCTCCACGCGCTGCCCGACATCGGGAATGATCGTCTCGCCGGCGTTGATGCTCTCGGTGCGGCAGGTCCACGTCAGGACATCCGGCCCGAGGTTCTCGAAGCGCAGGCTGGCGTTGACCGCGAGCAGGTCGGCCCCGAGGAATCGGTCAGTCGCGTTCAGGGTTTTCCCGGCCTCGCCCTTGATGATGTAGTCGGTCATGGTCAGTTGCCGGAGCGGATACGAGCTTGGAGTTCATCGATCTGGCGCTTCTGCGCCACCGTGCGCCGGTCCAACTCCCCCATCAACTGGATGAGCTGCGTGACGTTGGTGTTCACTCCTCCGATGCTGGTATTGATGGATCCGTTGAGGGTCTGGAGAGCGATGGCGACCTTCGATGTCTCGCTTGCTGCGATCACACCGTCTGCGACGGCACCTTTCAGAGCTTCGACCGCTGCGACCTGCCCGGAGTTCTCGGGCCTGGCGCTCTCTGCGATCAGCTTGATCTCGTCGGCAGCTTGCTTCCCGGTTTCGACGAGTCCGGCCACCTCAGCCTTGATCGTCTCAGCTTGCAGCGTCTGCTCGATCTTCGGAATCTCGATGGCGATGGACTCGGCCACGGTCGCAGCGTTCGCCATCGCGTCGTTGAGTCCCTGCGCGGTCGTGGCGACAGCCTCGGCGATCTTGCCTCCATTCGCGGAGAGTTGCGCGTCCAGCGCGTTGACCCTTGCCTCGGTGGCTGCGATCAGAGCTTGAAAAGCCGGATCGTCGAGTTGCCTCTGCGCTTCGATGGCCCCGCCGGTTTTAGCGAACGGGATTTCACCTTCCGATAGTTTGCCTCGTTCCGACGCCTGCTTCTGGAGTTCATCACGCTGCGCGCGGAGAACCTCGAGCTTTCGAGTCTCAGCTTGCCGGGAAAGCTCGGTCTGAATCGCCTGCGATTGAGTCGCGAGGAACAGCTCCTGCGCAATGGCTTCCTGCTGCTGTGCTTGCGAGAGCTGCTCGTTCTGCGCGGCGATCTGCTGGCGGGCCTGCTCCTCACGTGCGGCCGCATCCGCTGCCACGTTGTCGGAGATGGCCTTCACCTCGTCCACGGACTCCCCGCGAAGTCGCGCAAGGTCGAGTTCAGCCTCGCGCAGTTTCTCCGTGTTGCTCAGGGCTGCCGCCGTGCTGGCGTTCTGGGCGTCCGTGACGCGCTGGTAAGCACCGATCAGGTTCTCGGCTTGTTCAGCAGCTAGGACGATCTGGGAAAGCCCGAAGTCGATATTCTCGTCTACTGCCTTGGCCGCGTTCTCCCCGATCTGCTCGACGGCTTCAGCAAGCAGTGCCGCCTTCTCCGCGGCGTTTGCCGAGTCGTCGGCCATGCCCATGAACACCTTGACTGCGATAGCACCCACGGCGATCAGAGCGCCCGCAATCGCACCACCGGGGCCGAACACCCCGAGGAACTGCGGAGCCTGCTGGGACATGGCGACAAGCGCCGAGGTGCCGCCAGCCACCTGGACGGCGAAGTCTTGCACCTGATAGCCTGCCGACTGGGCGATCACGCCGATGCTGGCGGTCCCTTTCCCTGCTTTCGCTGTGGATGTCGCTGCCTTGTCGCTCGCCTGAGAGACGGCGTCAATGGAGCGAGCTGCGCCCTTGCCGCTGGTTTCGACGACATGGAGCGCGTCGTCGAGCTTGTCGGTCGCCTGCGCCGTATCAGTGACCCGGTCATCGAGTTTGACGACGGAGTCGGTCAGGTTGTCGACAGCGCGGTCGACGACCTTGGTCGAGTTGTCAACTTCGTCCAGCTTGCCGTCCAGCTTGTCGACCGCTTGACTCAGGTCCACGACGGCGACCTCAGCCTCATCGACCTTGTCCACCATCTTGTCGATGGCCTGCGTCGTGTCCTTCGCGCCGGTCGTGTCGGCCTTGGTCGAGATCTGGATGTCAACTTTGCGGCTCGCCATGGTCAGGGTGCTGTTGTTCGCCCGGTGATGCTTGCGTCAATAGAGAGAGAGAGTCCCCGATAACCAGCTGAAACCTGAGCAATCGCTTCGTGGATCGTGATCTTCGGGGTAATCGTGTCAGGCGATCCGGGAGCAGTGTTGGAGCTTGTGGAAACTGGAGTGATACCTGCGCTGGGTGAACCATTGGCGGTCGCAATGTTCAAGGACGAATCACTCCTGTGGGTCCGCGATGTCAGAATGATTGAAGCTCCAGACCCGGAAACAGTGTAGTCGCGATTGATGAAATACGAGGCAGCGAGTTGAGCGCGGGCAGTTGCGGCCCACGTTGACGCGGCTTGACCTGCAAAGACAGGGACGTTGAATGATTGAGTGATGGAATCGACCGTGACGGAAACCAGAACAGTGCCAGATGCTGGATCTGTGCTGGATGGCGTAATCGAAGCAGGACTGGCTACTGGTCCGTAAACGTCGATCGTCGTGGCGCTGTCAACGTGTCGCAGAATGATAATGCCATCGGCCCCGTTCTGCCCTGCGTCGCCGTCAGTCCCTATCCGGCCGGCTCCGCCGCTGCCAGGGGTGAGAGTTGTTGCCGTGGCGAGAACGCCGCCGCCGTTGCAGTAAACGGTTGAGATGTTGTCGAGCGCCGAGGTTGTTCCGGCTCGGCCGATACGGTCCGTGCTCGATCCTGATTGAGTCAGCCCCACTGCGGTGGAAGATCCGCCACCGCCGGAAAGGAACCCGGCAGATACTCCTCCATCCCCGCCTGCAAAGCCGAGGCTGAGGATTGAACCGCCGCCGATGCCAGTTGATCCGGTGCCACCTCCCCCAGATCCATTTGCGCTCCTTCCGTTTTGAGCTGCCCCGACGCCACCGCCGCCGCCACCGAATCCGCTGAAGCCGAAAATCGAACTGGTCGTCCCATCCGAGGCCGAAGTCGCTGGTGATGTCGTCGAACTGATGCCGCCTTTGCCGATGACTGCTGAAACTGTTTGCGCGCTTGCTGATGCGGATCCGGCAATGAGCCTGCCAGCGCCCCCACCGCCGCCGCTGCGGCCTCCAGACCGACCGCCGCCCGCTCCGCCGCCGCCTGCAATGAGGTAGTCGATTGAGGCTGAGGTGTTGATTCTGACGATGGAGTCAGCCGTCAGCTTGTGCCACCGGTATGTTGTGCCGCCGTCAACATAGGTTCCGGTCGTGTAGCCGGATGCAGCCGGAAGCGAGATGAAGTTCACCTGCTTGATGGGGCTCACCAAAGAAAGCCCAAGAGAAGACAGGACACGAAGCTGGCCTGGGACGGGAACAGATACCGTGCCTCCGCTTGCCACGGTTGGAGAGCTGGTTGTCGGATCAGTGCCGTCGGTCGTGTAGTGACTGGTCGCGCCGGCTGTTGGAATCGTGACGGTCACGGTGACCGTCCCGGCTGGTTGGGCGGAACTTTCAGGTGATACGTATACTTCAGGCAACCCCCCTGATTCAATGAATCCCCGGCAGATGATGGCGCTGTTAGTTTCTCCGGTCTTTACCGCAAGCGCCTTCACGCGGAACGTGCCAGCCTGAAGAAACGAAGACCCGCTTGCGATTGTGGGGGATCCTGTCGTCGGATCGGTGCCGTCGGTCGTGTAATGGATCGCGGTTGCATCTGCTTGCGTGATCGTCACTTGAGTCTGAACAGTGCCCGATGCTGTGGCGGTCTCAACTTGATTGGTGCCGTCGTAAACGATGTCTCCAAGGTAGGCTGTTACAGTGCCGCTTTGGTCCTTCAGAAACTCATACAAGCTGCCGATTTCGGCCTCGCAGTCTGACACGCTTGCAAACGCTGTAACGCTTGAAAACGAGGCGGTGATTGCTGATCCCGGGCGGGCATAGTTCCGTGATTCAGTGACGCCGATGTAGTTCACCGTCTCCGAATTCACGGAGTAATCGACCCGCAGACCCTGAGTGTCGCTTGATGCGCCATCAGAGCCAGCGAGGTCGTAATACCTCGATCCTATTTCAAGGCGGCATTTCATGGGGCAGCGACAGCGGCGACAGTGAAGAGCGCGACGGGCGCTCCGGCGCTGAACGTGCGCTTCGCTGCTAGCGTCAACTGGCCGAGGCGGTTGTCAGTTGGTGAGAATCGCTTTTGCAGATCAATTAATTGCACCGCAGCGCAATCGAAGTTGATGCCGCCGACGGTTGCCGTTGCGATGTCGAGCGTGGAAGATGCGAGGTCTTCGCCTGTATCGAGGGATCCGAAAAACCCATCGAAGGAGCTTTCAGCGACTCCGGTAGGAATACAGGTGATGGTCGCACCAAGGTTCTGAAGGCTCATGTCCACAGTGCCGATCCCGTCAACGGTTACCGGGTTGAGCGAGAGGTCGAAGGAAATCTCGAAGCCGCCTTCGGAGAAGAACGTCAATCCACCTCCAAGAGTGGCTTGATACGGAGCGGTGATGATCTTCGATGGGTCGAATGCGGTCCCGATGGGGTTTCCTCCTGCCACCGCGTAGTAGTCGGCCAGCGCCGCCGGGTCACCGCTGATTTCCAGAAGGCCGGTGAACTGCACGCTTCCGAAGGCTGTGTTGTTGGCGCTGCACCGAATGCTCGGCATCTGCGTGATCGCAGCATTGTTGATCGTGTAGGTGGCATCTGTCGCAGTGATCACGAGCGGCTTGTCGGTGCCTCCATAGATGCTCGCTCCCATAACGGTATTGCCGTATGGAAAGAGCTTGGCGAGGTCTTCGATCTCACCGACAGGCTCGAACTCGACGACGATCTGGAAGTCGGTCTTTGACTTGGAAACGACACCGTAAGCGTCGGTCTCCTTGTCGAAGGTCGAGTTGGTCATCGTCAGGGAAACGCCGCCCTTGGAGTAGAAAGTCGCGCTGTCGAAGGCGATCTTACATGGGCCGCGAACAATGGTGGTGCGGTTGAAAGTTGGCATGGCTTATCGGGTGGGTGGTTCGTTGGAGAGGCCGATTGGAATGGTGAATTGAAGAGCCTGCTGGAGCATCGAGTCGTTGGTCTGCTGGCTCATGCCGGCGAAGAGCAGAACGCCGCCGGACAACGGGGCGTCGTCACGGTCGGCGGGCTGCACGTGATGCAGTAGGCGGGCGACGGCCTCCGCGATCTCGGTGCATGACGGGCCGGGGCGCGCCTTGGATCGCCAGATGCTCGGGATCTCCGACACAGTCACTTGGAAGGTGGAGGTCGTCAGGTATGGGCCGGGCGTGTTGTCGGTGTCGGTCTCGCCGGATGCGAAGTTGACCATCACGAACGCGCCGGTCTTCTGCGCGGCATTGACGATCTCGCGCTCGACATCCTTCTGGTCCTCGATGAGGACGGGGATCGTCGGGACCGTGCGGAAATACTCGGACTCCCGCAGGTGCTCCGCGATGCTCTCGACGATCTGGCGGATGAGGGAGGCCATGGGTCAGGGAGATTCTGCGAAGTCCATCAGTGCCTTGCCCGAGTAGCGGAACGATGCGCCCGAGGCAGTAGCGAAGGATGCAGCGCCCGTGTCGTCGGCGTCGGCGTTGTTGTTGGCGAGGTCGTCGAGGAAGTTCTCGGCTGCCTCCACGGAGAGCTTGCGGTCCTCGCCGTTGAACTCAGAGAGCGACGGGAATGCGTCGGTCAGGAGGCGGCGGGCGATGGCGTAGGCGTGCCGCTGAGAGCCGGGCGGGATGTAGAGGCCGGTATTGACCAGCGGGCCGAGACCACGCTTGCGGCGGCCGGCGTTGATGCGAGAGACGAACTCAGCGGCGACTTGGGCGAGGATCTCAGCGAGCTTCGCGTCAGGCGTCGGCGACTCTTCGACCAGCCGGTCGAGTTCGTCGTTGCCGAGGCGGTCGCGGAAGGAGTCAACGGTGAGAGCAATCCAAGCCATGAGTCAGGAAAAGGAAAGAGGCCCGCCCGCGAACAGGCGGGCCTCAGTGGGTGGGTCGGTCAGAACAGCAGCTTGGCGACCATGGCAGCGGTGAGCGTGCCAGGGGATGCGCTTGCAGTCTGGGCGATGCGGACATACCGGCGAGTGTTGGCCGGGACGCGGAACCGGACGGTCTTGGCGGCAGCACCAGCGGCACCGGCACCGGTCTGGGTCGTCGTGATCGCAGGATCAACTGCGGCGAAGGTCGTGCCGTCGGCGCTGTCCTGCAGCGTGTAGGTGACGATCTTCGTATCAGCGAGCTGGGCAGTGGTCAGGGCCGGGCCAGCCAGTTCAAACACGACGCGCTCGATGTCACCGCCGACGGCCTGCTCGAGGTCGAAGGCTGCGGTGTTCGCTCCACCGGAGAGGAGCGTGACGGTCGAGACGTAGTTCTGGTCCTGCTGGTTGCGATTGAATTCAAAAGACATGGTCGTGATTAGCTGAGGGTTTCGGTGTCACTGATGGAGTCGGTGATGATGATCGGGATGCCGAACGACTCGGTCGGAACACCCGGAAGGATGCCAGTGAAGGCTTCCTGCTTGGTGCTGGCGGTCATCGTCCGGCTGATCTGAAGCTGATAAGCGGAGCGACGGGACATGAGCAGATGGCTCGGGCGCTCGCCGACCGGGAACTTGCTCAGAAGCTCGGCGATCTTAGCGTCGGTAACTCCCTTGCCGGTATCAGCGGTGCAGTCCTTCAAGCGGCCCACGGCGTACTTGTTGACGCACTGGAAGCCGATCCACGCGGTGAGGTCGGAGATGAACGCGGCGTAACGCTTCGAGTTGGCGTCGACGGCGTCGCCCTCACGGAAGGCCGAGAGGTCGAAGGTGGTTCCGTTGCCGTAGACGTATTGCACGCCGGTGGTGCCTGCCTTAATGGCGTAGACCGAGGAGCCGGTGGCGGAAGTCGTCCCGCCTGCATCGACGACCAGCTCGTCACCGAAGGTGCCGATGAGCTGCTGGAGGCCGAAGAAGCCCTTCGCGCCTGCGGCGGTGCCGTAGATCGTCTGGGATCCAACGGTCGAGAGAGCCGCGCGCATGACGCCGGCGGCTTCGATGGCCTGGATGGCTTCGGGTCCGTCTTCGTAGCCGCGGGCGACTGCCTTGTCCACCTCGACGCGAGACGAGAGGATGTAGCACTCGACGAGGCGCTCGGTGAAGTTCGACTTGGTGGCGTCGGTGCCTTCGTTGGCAGCGCGGAAACCCACAGCCGGGCGGCTGTTGCGGATAACCGTCTTGTAGGAGGTGCCGCGGATCGTGCGCGCCGGGATGATGGTCACCTCGGGCGAAGCGGTTGCGACTTCCTCGATGAGTCCGACGATCGGGTCGGCACCGTTGAGCTTGGCGAGGTCAAGCAGGGTCAAGTTGTTGGACATGGGATGTTAGGATTGGGATTGAGCTTTGAAGGCGGCTTCAACACGGGCGAGGCCAGTGAGAGCTGGGCCTTGAGGCGGGTCTTCGGTGCGGCCCGCGAGGACTGTTTTGCCAGAGAGGGCGGGATTGACCGGGATGGCGTTAAGCGCCTTCACGGCTTCCGGGTTGCTGGTGATGGACGAGCGCCAGAACGCCTTGGTCGCGTCGTCCTGAGGGGCGATGCGGCCGGCCTTGATGGCGTCTTCGATGGCGGCGTCGGCGGATGCCGATGCCTTCGCAGCCATCTCGTCCTTGAGCGACTTGTAGGCGGCTTCGAGTTCGTCGTTGCGCTTCTTCATGTCGGCCAGATCATCCTCGGCGGACTTCTTGGCCATGTTGGCGGCTTCGACGGTTTCGACCTGCGCGGCGGCTTCACGGAGGGAAGCGAGCGCGGTTTTGGCGGTTTCGAGAGCTTGATCGGGCGCGCAAGACGCCTCCACGAGCCCGAGTTCAACTAGGTGTTGCATGGGGTCTGTTGCTTGGTGAGCTGCGGCGATCCGCGGGATTTCCTCGAAGGCCGGGTCGTTGACCAAGCTGCCGATCTCCCCGCGGCCTGTCAGGCCGGTCGGGATGCCGTCTTTCGAGATGAGGAAAGTCGGGGAAAAGTAGGAGTAGTCGCGGCCTTCGATGGCTGCGCGGCCGGCGGCAGTCCATTCGACGTCGAGCAGCAGGCCGACGCCTGGCTCGTAACGAAATCCCTGCGGGATGAACGACGCAGCACCTGGCTTGTGGTCGAACCCGGCGAACGGCCGGACGTTGGACTCTTGCCGGCGGGCGAGATCCTCGGTGAAGCCGGCCAGAACCCGGTCATCGACCGTCACCGTCAGCGTCTTCGGCTTGCCGCCCACGCTCGCGGTGATGCTGTGCGTGCCTTCAGGCAGGAACACGATCGACCCGGCTTCGGAAAGCTCGGATTGGAACGCGGAGTTGACTGTGAGGCCGGTCATCTGGCGAAACCTTAGTAAATTGCTCAGGATAGTCAACATTGCAAATTCAAGGGGTCTCGAAGGAGTCGATCAGGCTGTCGAGCGCCTCGTCGATGAAGGTGTCGAGGTAGCTCGCTTCGGGCGGCAGGGCACCCGGCCAAGGGCGCTGCGTGATGCTCTTCTTGAGCGCATAGGCGGCCTTCACGTCGGCCGTCTGCTCGTCGACGAACATCAGCATTCCCTTCGCCGCGAACAGCGGGGCGATCGTGCGCGAGAACGTCTTCGCAGTCAGGCCATGCGCCCGCGGATCCACCGGGATGGTGAGGAACTTCTTCCGCTTCGCTCGGATCGTGCCGCCGGTGACCTTGTGGGCGAGGCCAACGGTGCCGTTGACGAAGCCCACCGAGAACGTATTGGTCTGCTTCATCGACCAGCCGGTTTCGGTAGACCTCCACCACTGCGTCACCCTGCGGCCGGGGCCGTGAGTCGGCAGCGCAGGGTTGACCCAGAACGGCCGACCCTTGGCTTGGTAGTAGCCCTTGATCACAGCCAGCGCGGCCTGCCCGCCGTCACCGATCGCTTGGCGTCTGGCGGCAGTGGAGGAAAGCAGGACGAGCCCCAGCTTGACCGACTGGTCGCCGGTCATCGTGACGTTGACGGTGAGCTTAGACATTTGGCTCGATCCCTCGGATGACGGCCTCGCCGATCTCCGCTTCGAGAGCGTCGGCGAGTGCCTTTTGGTTCAGCATGGAGAACATCCGCGGCACCTGCTGCACGGCCTCGTCGACCAGCGCGTTGAATGCGCCAGGCGTCAGCGTGCGGCTCTGCTCGATCAAGTCACCGAGTAGCTCGTCCATCGGGGCGAGCCATTCGGCAGCGAGGTCACGGAGGTCGGCCTTGGTCATTCTGCTTCGATGAGTTTTTGCTTCGCCTTCGCCCAGCGGTATCCGGCGTCGCCGCCCCAGCCGTGCCAGGCCTGCCAGCCTTTGCCCTTGGCCGGCCAGGTCTCGCCGGACTTGTCCACCTCGTGGCGGGCGAAGAACGAGACCATGCGCTGCACGGTGTCGGGCGTGAGCGTCGTCCGGTTCGCGATGTCGCGGGCGCGGGCGATCCCGACAGCGGTCATGCCTCGCTCGCTCGCAGGCTTCGTCCGTCGGATGTCGAGCGCCTCCTGCGCGTTCGCTGCCATCTCGGCGGTCGGTCGAAGGTCGATTTCGTCGAGGCGGGCTGCTGCGAGCGCGTCGAGAGGGTCGGCCAAGTCGAGAGTGTCGTCCTCCATGTCATCCTCGCCGAAGATCGCGTCGCCGTCGACAGGCTCGGGGATCTCCAACTCCTCGTAGACCCACTTCGCCGGCATCTTGACGCCGGTCTCGACGAGGATCTTGAACCGCTCGGCCGCGGCCTTGGCGTCCTTCACGCGAGGGATGGTGATCTCGGCGTAGGGCATGTCCTCGGCCGGCACCGCGCCGAAGTTCAAGCGCACGATGGCTGGGATGAGCTGCTCGGTCAGGATCGACGCCGTCCACGACGCGACGGACTGGAGCACCTCGGTGCGGATCCCGTCATGCACCTCGCCCAGCGCCCGCGAGCCGGTGCCGGTGTTGTCGGTGGTGAGGGTCTGGCCGAGCAGCAGGATGTCGCAGGCTCGGTCGGCAACGTCCATGAGGTGCGACTGCGGCATCGAGTCGGCGGCGCCGGAAACCCCGTCAAGGATGTTCAGCTTCACGCCGGGGCCGGTCACTGCTGCGCCGGTGCTGCCGACGTTCTCAAGCATCGCTTCGGCGGCATCCATCGCGCCTTCGCTGCCGTCCGTCTCGACGTGTCGCCACGGGACGCCGAACAGCTGGGCGTATTGCATCAGCCACCCGAGACCGTAGATGCTCGCCAGCCAGTATTTCGTGAGCGTTCGCAGGTTGGCGGCGTGGATCGGGTGCGTGCCGCCTTGGCTCCAGACGGCGATGAGGAAGCGATCCGGTGGGAAGTCCTCCAGCGGGCTGTTGTTCGCGCCGCCTGGTGCGACCATCAGCCGGTCGACCTCGTTTCCGGCGGATGGGTAAGCGAGATACTTCGCAGGCACCGGGGCGTAGCACCGCGGTGAGACGATGCCGTTCTGGACGTGCCACGCGATCTCCAGCACGCTGATTCCCTTCGCGTAGGCGTCGATGAGAGCGCGGATCCCGCCCTCCATGTCGAGTTCCCAGTAGCCCGGGCGAGGCGCGAAGGACTCCATCGCCCGCTCGACGACCTCGTGGATCCGCAGCGCCTGCGGTGTCGGCTCCTCCGATCCTTCGCGGGTCGCAGGCTTGATCTGGATCTCAAGGCGGGCGACGGCACCGGACACCTCGTTGAGCGCCTTCCGCAGGCGCGGCCAGGTGTCGAGCATCAGGCGGAACAGCCGGTCTTGGTCCTCCAGCTTGCCCGTGCGGACGTTCCGCAGGATCGTGCGGACCTGCTCAGGGGTGACATTCGACAGGTCGAAGTCGTTGGTGCGATACTGCGCCGGCACGGGCCAGACGACGCCTTTTCGTTCGTCGATTGTCATTCTTGAGCATCCTTAGCGACTTACTAAGGATTTGGCAAGGGTGGGGATTCTACAG